AACACCTCACCAAGCCATGCCGGTTTCTCGTCAGTGTTACGAATTAAGAAGTGTTATTGTGTTTAAGACATATATTGGAGCAGCAAACGATGGATAGAAAGATTGAATATTTAATTGAACTAGGAGCTGATAAATTCCCACATAGTGGTGGAACTTTACTTGAGCATCTAATCGGTGTTCATGATATCCTTAGTAGTAATGGAGCTCCTCAATATGTTTGTGATGCTGGGTTATATCATTCCATCTATGGAACAGTATCATTTGAACATAAACCCACTGAAGACCGTAATCAGATTCGAGAATTGATTGGAAGTGCTGCAGAAAACTTAGTTTATGAGTTTTCTATCTTAGAAAGACCTAGAACATATTTTATTGGTGAGTTATCAGATGGTCAATTAAGACAAGATTTAACTCTTCTTAATGGTGCAAATGAAATGGAAATGAATAGTCGTCCAACACCCGAAATGTCTATGGAAGAAGCATACGGCCACATAGGTTTTGATAGTGGAAGAAATCTATGACAATTGAAGTTTTTGATAATGTGTTTGTAGAAGATGATGCTCAAATTATTCATGACACGATGTCCGAAAAATCATTTTCTTGGCACTATTACCATAAATCTGATAACAAGGCCGACATATATCACTGGCACAAGTTTGGTGGACATAATGAAAAAGAGTTAATAGAAAATGGATTTGATTGGGTAATGCCAATGTGGCACCATATCATGTATAAATATAAACTTGATGATTTATGTGGAATAAAGACGTTTCGTAGAATATATTTCAATGCTCACACATACGGTATAGAACCACTGCCTCATAGGGATGATGGCGATTTTACCATGATATATTATCCTGACATGAAGTGGAAAAAAGATTGGGGTGGTGGAACAGCAATATGGAAAGAAGATACTACAGAAATTGAAAAACATGTAGATTATACTGGTAATAGATTAATGATATTTCCAGCAAAAAGATTGCATCAAGCACTGCCAATTAACTTAGGCTGTTATCGTTTAAGAACCTGTATGGTTTTCAAAGTTTATTTGGATGCACCTGATGGGCGCCTTGAGTTCTATGAAAATAATGAGGAAGCTTCTTAATTATGTACGAATTGAAAGATTACCTAAAAGCAATTAACCAAACAAAAGAACCTTTGTTGGATAGTGAGGATGAAACGTGGGAAAAGAAGTATCCACCTTTTGTTGTTAACAAATGTCTCATGCCATTTCAAGATACTATATTGTTTGTTAATGAGATAAACCAACTACCAAATATAGATAAGAAGTTACAATTTGACTTTTTCCTAAATAGTCTAAGACCAAGGAAACGTTTTAGTCCTTGGGCGAAGGCGACGAAATTAGAGAATCTTGAGTATGTAAAAGAGTATTATGGATATAATAATGAAAAGGCTAAGGCCGCTCTTGATGTACTAGATGATGAACAAATTTCTGCCATAAAACAAAGAACAAATAAAGGTGGAAGAAATGGAAAAGGTTAGTTGGTCACAAGACAAAATGTTAGAAGTTCGTCTAAAAGAACCAGACGATTTTCTTAAAGTTAGAGAAACACTGTCACGAATTGGAGTAGCTTCTAGAAAAGAAAAGAAACTATATCAATCCTGTCATATTTTGCATAAACAAGGTAGGTATTATATTGTACATTTCAAAGAGCTCTTTGCTTTGGATGGAAAAGGTACAAATTTATCTGAGAATGATATTGCAAGAAGAAATACAATCGTAAATCTTTTAGAAGATTGGGGATTAGTTGAAGTTGAGGGAGAAACAGAACCGTCTGCTCCTTTGAGTCAAATTAAAGTCATCTCATTTAAAGAAAAAAGTGAGTGGTTACTAGAGACAAAATATAATATTGGTAAAAAACGGGAATAGTGTCTTGGAAAACTTTAAGTCTTTTATAGCTGAGGAAGTTATACCTGATAAGATAACAGTTCTTATCTTAACTAATTCAAAAGCAAAGAAACCAGAAATTGTTACTGGTATGCTATTAAAGGCGTGTGCAGATTTAGGGTTGCCTTGTTATACGGTGGTGACAACTGAAGCTTGGGTATCAGATAATGATATCGAAAAGGGAACGGTTGCTATTAAAAATTATGATGGGGAAGAAAAAGATATTGTAGTCGAAACTGCTACTACAGTTGTTTTCGTTAGAGCTGGTGTTCTACAAGATGAGATTGGTCTTGCGTTACTAGGTACACTGCAAAACGCTGGTTGCATGATGATCAATGATCGTGATGGGATGGCGACATGTGATAATAAAATGTCAGCCTATACAGCGTTTGAACGAAACAATATCAACACTCCCCGTACATCTTTGGTCAACAATGAAAAAAGTATTATTGATGCTCATGAACGTATCGGTGGAAAGTTTCCTGTCATCATCAAAACTCTAACAGGGACACAGGGTATCGGTGTTTCTAAGGTTGACAGTATGCAATCCATGATGAGTGTTATTCAGTCATTGTGGAAATTCAATGCGCCTCTTATCATTCAAGAATTTTTGAAAATAGAGTTTGACGTTAGGACTATTGTTCTTAATGGTCGTATCGTTGCCTCAACTAAGAGAATTAAACCAGAAAAAGATTTTCGATCCAATCGTCACATGGGCGCAAAGACAGAACCTTATGCCTTGAGTAAAGATGAGAAGGCAGAAGTTCTTGCAGCTGCTAGAGCAACGGGTGCATACATGGTTGGTGTTGATCATGCAATTGTAAATAATACAATTTATGTCTTAGAGTGTAACGGTTCGCCTGGCATGGGATCAAACTTTCAAAACTATGATGTGACCACGGTTCCACAAGAACCCACAAAAGAAAAAGATATAGTCAAACTGATGGTTGAGTATCTACAAAATCCTATTCATAGAAGGTTTGCTTACAACCAAGAATCAGGTTATCATGAAACAGTAGAGATTGATGGATATGGACCAATAAGAGCTAAGTTTGATACTGGTAACGGTACAAAGGCATCTATGCTGGTTGTTGATAAAATAGAAACTTCCGGCAAAACTGTTAAGTGGGAAAGAAAAGGTAAGAAATTTACCAGTAAATTACAGGGAATTTCAAAACCTACTCATATTGGTAAGATTACTGAACGGCCAATAGTGCATATAAGTGTCAAATTTAACAATATGATTTATACAGATGTTCCTATCGGACTTCAGTTAGAAGATGCTGCAAGTACATTTCTTATCAACAGAGCTCTATTGAAAAGATTTAAAGTTAGTGTTAATCCAAATAGAAAATTTGTCTTATCTGATTGGTCAGAAAAGGGCGATGAAACAGACGAAATAGATTAATATACCCTTGACAAATAACTATAAAGGTGGTATAGTCTGATAATGGACTTTTACACAAATGTACTTCAATGGGGCAATCAACTCTTCGTTAGAGGAGTTGAGAATGGCCAACGCATCAAGAGAAAGGTTCGTTATGAACCAACTCTTTTCAATCTCGTTTCAGAACCAACTGGATACACAACACTAGACGGTAAGCATGTCTTACCTAAGAAGTTCGACTCTATTACAGAGGCTAAGGATTGGTACAATTCACACAAGAAACAGAATCTTGTGTTTGGTAACACTCAATACAATTATTGTTATATCGGTGATAAATATCCCGGCGATGTGCCATGGGATAAAGATCAAATGTGTATCGTAACCATTGATATTGAGGTGGAGTGCGAGAATGGTTTTCCAAATCCGAAGGATGCGGCTGAACCTATGTTGTCGATCACTATGAAGAACCACCAAAACAAAAAGATTATTGTTTGGGGTCTTCATGAGTTCCAAAACCATCGTGATGATGTGGACTATAGAATGTGCAAGGATGAAGCAGACTTGCTCTTCAAGTTTCTTGATACATGGTCTTCTATTGAACCAGACATTATCACGGGCTGGAATACTGAGTTCTTTGATATTCCCTATCTATGCAACCGTATTGCAAAGGTGCTTGATAAGGATATGGTCAATAAGTTATCTCCTTGGGGTAAGGTTCATGAACGTGAAGTCTATCAGATGGGGCGTAAACATCAGGTATATAATATCTATGGTGTTGCTGCGTTAGATTTCTTTGATCTATATCGCAAGTTTACATATACAAACCAAGAGCGTTATACCTTAGACCACATTGCATTTGTAGAACTAGGTGAACGCAAAGCAGGAAATCCATACGATACATTTAGTGAATGGTATCAGAAAGATTATCAGTCTTTTATTGAATATAACATTCAAGACGTTGAGATTGTGGACAAGCTAGAAGACAAGATGCGTCTTATTGAATTATGTCTGACTATGACATATGACGCTAAGGTGAACATGACTGATGTTCTTGGCACAGTGAGATACTGGGACATTTTGATTTACAATTATCTTCGTAAGAGAAAGATTGTCATTCCCCAAAAAAGAGATCATGAGAAGGTAGAGAAATTTGAAGGTGCTTATGTAAAAGACCCACAAGTGGGTATGCACAAATGGGTCATGTCGTTTGACTTGAACTCTCTCTATCCACACCTTATCATGCAGTATAATATCTCACCAGAAACACTGGTGAATGGTGGTGCTGACATGGTTGAAGGAATGGTGGACAAAGTTCTTGATGGCAAAATCAAGAATAATACAGAGTATTGTATGACTCCAAACGGTGCATTTTTCCGTAGGGATGTTAAAGGATTTCTGCCAGAATTAATGGAGAACGTATATAATGATCGAGTCAAATATAAGAAACTTATGCTCGAAGCTAAACAAGAGTATGAAGATACTGGCAACACCGCTTTACTCAAGAAGATATCTCG